GGTGATGGAACTGCTTACTGGCAATCCAAATTAGATGGTGGTATGTCTATCCAAGACATTGCTGCATCGTTTGCTGCATCAGATGAAGCTTCTGTTAGAGATGTATACCATGAACAATATGGTAGAGATGCTGATCAAGCTGGGTTAGACTATTGGTTAAGTCAAGACGAATCCGTTACTGGTATTAGTGATGCACAGAATTTACAAAATGTTATCACCTATAGAGGTGAAGACCAAGACGGTGATGGTATAATCTCAGCTGAAGAAAGACTTACCTCTGGTCATCATGTGTCTGCAGAGACTATGGTACGTGATGACCTTCAGAATATAATGGGTCAGGTATCTAATAAAGATGCAGCTAACAATCCATTCTTTACTGATGCAAGCAACGCTGATGTACAAAGATATGTAGATCATATTCGTGGTGCTAGGACAGCTGACATGGTTGATGCTAGTGGAGCAAGAGTAGCAGGTGTTGGTCAACAAGATGCAGCTTACGATGACTCTTTGTTTACTAATACTCACATTGGTTATCGTGGTTTAACTCAAGACGCTTTGAACCAAGGTGATGTTGATGACTTTGGTGCTGATGCAACTGGTATGGGTAGGTTTGGTACAGTAGCTGAACAGAAAGCATACATGGATGCCCACATGGGTGGTGATTCAGGTGACTTGGCAGCCGCTCAAGCTAGTGGAACCTTTGGGAGAACAACAGCAGACTCAACAAGTTATGGTCAGGGAGTATTTTCAGATGTAATGGATAAAACTTGGGGAGCTGTAACAGATGAGAAGACTAAAACTTTAGATGATTATGTACCATGGGATGTATTCAAACCAGATGGACATAAACTAACTAGAAAAGATGCAGGTAATTTGTTGATGGAACAGAACTGGGATTACTGGAAAAAGAATATGACTTCAAAACCAGAAACCCCTCAAGGTACAACACCACTTGATTGGAGTATAGTACCTGAGAAACCTAACCTACCTACACCATTACCAGTAGATAGAAAAGATATAAACTACATGCCTAATGTAAGTTCAGATGTACAAGACACTAGTGGTTACGGTCAAGCTAAGACACAATTTGATCAAGCTGTTAAAGCAGCTACACCTGATATAAGAACAGCACAAGGTACAGCAGGTCAAAGATTTACAGGCACAAGTGCTAAAGGTGTAAGGATGAAAAGATCAAAAGCATCTAAAATGGGTACCATTAGTGGTACAAAACAATTAGGTAGAGAACAACAAACTAAATCCCTTAACATATAATGTCAGCTAAAACAAGATATGACAGTTTAGCATCAGAACGTTCTCAGTTTCTAAACATAGCGGAAGAGGCAGCGAAATTAACCATCCCATATATAATTCGTGGCGAAGAGGAGTTCATGCGTGGTGCTAAAAACTTAAGCACACCATGGCAATCAGTTGGAGCTAAAGGAGTAGTCACTCTAGCAGCTAAATTACAACTAGCATTAGTACCAGTTAACACTAGCTTCTTTAAGCTTCAAGTTAATGATGCAATGCTAGGACAGATTGATCCTAAAATCAAAACTGAATTAGATTTATCCTTTGCTAAGGTAGAGAAAACCATCATGGAATCTATCGCAGCATCAGATGACCGTGTTGTTATACACCAAGCTCTTAAGCATTTGGTAGTAGCAGGTAATGCGTTAGTCTTCATGGGTAAGGATGGTTTAAAACTCTTTCCTCTACATCGTTATGTCCTAGAACGTGATGGGAACGGCAATGTAATTGAAATTGTCACCAAAGAAAAAATTAGCAAAAAATTATTACCAGATTTTGCAGATGAATTATCTCAGCAGCCTGAACAGGTAGCAGAAGATAACGATGACGTTGATGTTTATACACACGTTCGTCGTGACAACAACAGATTCCTCTGGCATCAAGAAGTTAATGACAGAATTATACCTAAGTCAGTAAGTAAAGCACCAGTTGAAACAACACCATGGTTACCTCTACGATTCAATACAGTAGATGGTGAACCTTATGGACGTGGTAGAGTAGAAGAATTTATGGGTGATCTTAAGTCACTTGAAGCTCTGTCACAAGCAATCACTGAAGGTAGTGCAGCGGCAGCTAAGGTTGTCTTTGTAGTATCACCTTCCAGTACAACTAAACCTCAGACTCTCGCAGCTGCAGGTAACGGTGCTATCGTACAAGGTAGACCAGATGACATAGGTGTAGTTCAGGTAGGTAAACAGGCTGACTTTGCTACGGCATATCAGATGATACAAACCTTAGAGAAGAGGTTGTCTGAAGCGTTCCTTATACTATCAGTACGTCAATCAGAACGTACTACAGCAGAGGAAGTTAGGATGACACAGATGGAACTAGAGCAACAGTTAGGTGGACTATTCAGTGTGCTTACTACTGAGTTCTTAGTACCATATCTAAATAGAAAGCTAAGTGTATTCCAAAAGACTGGTGAGATACCTAAAATACCTAAGGGTATTGTACAACCTACCATTGTCGCAGGTGTTAATGCACTAGGCAGAGGACAAGACCGTGAGAGTCTTGGTCAATTCCTTACAACTATCTCACAAACCATGGGACCAGAAGCTACTCAGCAATACATAAATCCTGAGGAAGTTATCAAACGTCTTGCAGCTGCACAAGGTATAGATATACTTAACCTTGTAAGAAGTATGCAAGAGGTACAAGGTGAACAACAGGCTGCTGTACAACAGCAACAGCAAGCTGATCTACAGCAAGCTGCAATGGGATCACCAATGATGGACCCAAGTAAAAACCCAGCACTAGGAGGACAACCAGTTGGAGAAGGTCAACCCGTCCCGCCCACGGAAGGCTAAACGTAAAGTTGTTAAGCCGCCTGAAGAGGCTAAGACAGAAAACAAATACGCACCGAAGATGAAAGTCGGTAAACCAACTATCAAAGCACCCGGAACTAATCAGGTCACAACAGTTGGATTAGGAAAACTTACAGTAATCACCCAGAATGGCAACACTAACGTATGATTCTAACGAGCAAGCGGAAGGAGAATTAACTGCTGAAGAACAAGACTCTCTGAAAGTAGGTGAAGCTCTTGCAGAACAAGAAGGTAAGAAACTAGCAGGTAAATTTGAAGATGCGGAAGCTCTTGAAAAGGCTTACATTGAACTTCAATCAAAACTTGGAGAACCTAAGGAAGAGAAAGCTGAAGTTAAAGAAGAAAAGACGGAAGCTAAAGAAGAAGTTAAAGAAGAGCCTAAAGAAGAAGAACCAGATTATGAGTTCTTAGAGAAGTTATGGGAAGAATCAAAAAATGAAAAGTATTCTGATGACATACTAGATCAACTGAACGATATGAAACCAGCTGACGTAGCTCAGTTGTATCTTAACTATCGTTCAGGTGTTGATACAGAACCACAAGAATTGACACAAGAACAGGCAACAGATCTACAGAAGTCTGTTGGTGGTGAGAAACAATACAACACCATGCTTCAATGGGCATCAAATAATTTCGATGAAGCAGAGATCTCTCGCTACGATAAGGTCATGGAGTCTGGAGACCCAGACGCTGCTTACTTTGCTGTCCAAGCACTAGCTGCTAAATACAATGATGGAATAGGAGTCGAAGGTAAGATGCTTACAGGTAAACCAGCTAAAGCTGAGGGAGATAACTTCCGTAGCCAAGCTGAAGTAGTCAGAGCTATGAGTGATCCTCGTTATGAATCTGACCCTGCTTATCGTCAGGATATATACGATAAACTAGAACGATCTAACTTACAATTCTAATGCCTAGAGTCAAAGTAAAAAAACCACCAGTTAAAAAAGTAAAATCTAAAGGATACTAATTATGGGAATGGCTTACAATCCAGACCAAAGAGCTAATGATTTCCAAGTCAAGTATGTAGTTAATGCTACAGGAGATCGTTGGTTTATACCTTACAATGAGAATGCATCTAAATCAGATCAAGTTTCTCAATGTAATACAATAGCTGGTCATACCGCTGACGATAGTGATGTCGCTAGTGAACAAGTAGCATCTTAGAGATAGTCGTGGCGACCTGAAATTTCATCATCGCCATTAATCTACCTCTTAATGTAATGACAACAATCACCGAATACGGTAAGCAAAACATCTTTGCAAAAGAAACACCCCCAAGATTAATGAACGAAAAAGAATCAGACTTCATCATGGAGCAAGCAGAAAGACTAAACGGTCAAGTAGCAATGCTTGGTTTCGTCGCTGCTCTTGGA